CCGTCCACGTCTTGCGATCATGGCAGGACTTGCAAAGAGCCTGCCAGTTGCTTTCCTCCCACATCAGATGCGGATCACCACGGTGAGGAATGATATGGTCGACCACGGTCGCTGCCGTGAACCGTCCCTGTGCCTTGCAACGCACACACAAGGGATGCCGGCGGAGGTACGCCTTGCTCAGCCTCTGCCACTTGCTGCCGTAGCCACGCTTGGCGGCAGACGGTCGGTCTGGGTGCAGGGGCTGATGCTCTGCACAGTACAAACCGTCTGTCAGATTGGGACAGCCGGGATGCTTGCATGGTTTCAGTGCCTTCCTTGGCATAAGGTTCACCTCCGGATACAACGAAAGCCCATGTGGAACACCACAGGGCTTTCGGCCAGTTTTCTATGATATTATTATATCACACCTTTTTGCAAAAGTCATCCTCGATTTTGGACATTCACTTTCCAAACAGCAACAGGGTCAACTTGGAAACCGCACGGTTTTTACGTTTGTATGCAGAACTCCGCTCAATGTGAAAACGATTGCTGATTGCGGAAATAGCATCAAAGGCATCTTCTTCCTGCCAATAGAACTGTTCCAGCACATACCGTTCATCCTCCGACAGGCTGTCCCATGCAGGCTGAAACCATTCCATGTACTCCTTTGCCTGACGATACCGTTCCCGCAGCACATCGATTTCGTCAATGGCAGTGATGATTCGCATTTCGCCGGACTGCGGGTTCGGACTGCCGCCCGGCATATCTGTAAATGCCGGACTGCCAAGGGTTGTGGTGTCTTCATGCACCTGTGTGATTTCTTCGTCTGTGTGTGCAAGGATGTAAGCCATGCTACTATAATCCTTCAGTGCGTTTACAGCGGCACTCCGTTTGTCTAAGTACTGCCAAATGATATTCATCTGCTACCTCCAAGTTCTGCTTTGACTGCCTGCATCAAAGCGGTCTGGGTTTGTTCTTTCTGGGTCAGGGCTTTCAGGATGCGTTCGTCAATCGTACCCTTGGTGATGAGATGTTGAATGACAACCGTTTCGGACTGCTGCCCCTGCCGCCACAGTCTGGCGTTGGTCTGCTGGTAGAGTTCCAGACTCCATGTCAGTCCGAACCAAATCAGGTGAGAACCGCCTGCCTGTAAGTTCAAGCCATGACCAGCAGCGGCAGGATGCAGCAGACCAACTTGCAGCTTTCCGGCGTTCCAGTTCCGGATACTGTCGGAGGATTGGACTTCCTGATAGGAAACATTCAGCTTTCGCAGTCGCTCTTGAATCCGCTCCAAATCATGCTTGAACCAATACGCCACCAGAACGGGCTTGCCGTTGGCCGCCTCTATCAAGTCCTCCAGTGCATCCAGCTTTCGGTTGTGAATGGGAATCACCGCTCCGGTATCGTCATACACTGCACCATTCGCCAGTTGGGAAAGTTTGTTGGATAGACTCGCAGCATTATTGGCGGTAATCTCGCCATCCGGCAAGTCTAACACCAATTCCTGTTTCAATTGCTGATATCGTTCTCTTTCTTGCTTAGAAAGACGAACTGGAACTTCTGTCAACAAAAGTTCTGGCATTTGCAAATAATCAATCGCTTTCATGGAAATGGTGATGTCTGAAATTTTATCATAGATTTGTTTCTCTGCCTGCGGCAATGCCTTGTAAGAATAAACCACCATCCCATTTCGTTTATCCGGCTGAAAATAGGCTGTTCGATATTGTCCAATAAATCTTCCAAGTCGCTGTCCCATATCCAGCAAACGAAATTCCGCCCATAAATCCATCAAACCATTACTGGACGGTGTTCCCGTTAAGCCAACAATGCGTTTCACCTTTGGTCGAACTTTCATCAGTGCCTTGAATCGTTTCGTCTGATGATTCTTAAAACCGGATAACTCATCAATCACCAGCATATCGAAGTCAAACGGAATATGGCTTTCCTCTACCAGCCAACTGATATTCTCACGATTCAGAATGCAAATATCCGTCTTTGCATGCAGGGCTTGTCTGCGTTCTGCGGATGTTCCAACTGCTACACTGTATTTCAGATGCTTCAAATGTTCCCACTTTTCAATTTCTGCTGACCAAGTATCCCGTGCCACACGAAGGGGTGCAATCACTAAAACACGGCGGATTTCAAAGCGGTCAAACAACAACTCGTTGATTGCTGTCAATGTTGTGACAGTCTTCCCCAACCCCATATCCAGAAGAAGTGCTGCCACAGGATGCTCCGTCAAAAACTGAATCGCATATTGCTGATAGTCGTGCGGAATGAACTTCACGGTGTTTCACCTCCGACTTCATCCAAAATGGGGCGGATTTGTTCCAGACTATCCAGACAATACACGGAAAAGCCCACTCTCTCAAGCTGTTGTTTTCTCCGGATTTGTAACGCCCGCATCTTCTCACCCGGAGCCTTTACTTCCACAAAAGCAATTTTTCCACCCGGCATCAATACGATTCGATCCGGCACTCCATCCGTTCCCGGACTTGTAAACTTCCAACAAAGACCTCCTCTGGACTGCACCTTTTGCACGAACCGGCTTTCAATCATTTTTTCACGCATTTTAGCCCTCTTTTCAAGTTTTTTCTTTTCTGGGGTGATGGTCTGTTACGGTCAATATATAAAACCCCTTTTAGGCTGAAGATTTGGTAAAAATTACCTATAGTAAAAGTTTACGAAATGACCCTCTCCGACCGTCACCCCCGCCCATTATTCTAAAAATTCTGACTTGATTTTTAAGCCATAAACGATGACACCTTTCTTGGTTCTCTTTCGTTCAAACCCTGCATTTTCCAAACCCGTATAAAAGTCTGTCGTGCTTCTGGTATACTCTCCATTTCTGGAACAATACGAACGATACTCCTGATACAATTCGCCTGATTTTTGCTGGTAGGTCTTATCTACATCACAGCAGTCTTCCAGAAATGCCGACATCCAGTCGTTGCTTTCCCGATATGCGTGGATTGCTTTTTTGACGCACTGTGGAACTTCCAGTTTGAATTGTCGGTCAATGACTTGTTTCGCTCCCTCCATCACCCAAGACAGAATTGCTCCGCCAGCGTGTTCGACCAGATAATCTGCAAAATTCTTGATGTCAGATTTCCCCTCCAGCTTTGCCAGAAACGGGATCACAATCAATCTACGCCACGTTCCATCATCGTTGGCTCCAACCCTCGGCAGGTGGTTCGTGTATAACACCAGCGTATGAGCAGGTGTATAGCGGAACGGATCCTTGTATTTCTTCTCCGCTTGGATTTCATCCGTGGAACAAAGCTGCTTGATGACCGCAGTATTCAACCGCATGCCTTCTTCCAGTTCTGCTGCAATGACCAGCCGTTTGCCCTTGAGTTCTGCCATTTCCGGCTTTACATTTCGCTTGCAGCCGACCGTCAATGCATCTGCGGACATTGTTCCGCTGTAACTTCCAAGCACCCGTGAAATGGCATTCCAGAAGGTGGACTTGCCGTTGCTGCCTTCGCCGTAGGCAATAATCAATGCCTCTTGATACACTTTTCCAATCGCACAAAGCCCGCAGATTTGCTGCACATAATCCGTTAAACTTTGATCGCCGCAGAAAAAGCAATGCAAGGCATCTTTCCAAATTTCTTCTCCCACGTTGTCCGGCGAAACAGCAGTCATTTTTGTGAGGTAATCCTCCGGATTGTGCGATCTTCCACCATTCACGCCTTTCTGCAAGTCATAGGTTGCTGTCGGTGTGTTTAGCAAGAACTCCTGACTGTCAAAATCTGCGATATCTTTCAGCAGCATCGGTTTTGCTGCTTGTAATGCCGAAGAGATGTACTTCATATCTCTGCGTTTCATGACGAAAGTTCGGTAAGTCAGGGCAGAACGATATTCGATGTACGCTTTTCTGCTGACGTCATCCACGGCTTTTTCCAGCACCTTTCCGCCCTTGGAAATTGTTTCAGCATCTACTCCGCTGTCCAGCAGCATCTTGTGTGTCATTTCCAGCGTTCGTTCTGCTTCTTCCAGCTGCTTGTCCAGAAATGCTTCGCATCTGCCAACAGCAGTCTGTTTCGATTCTACCCAGTGTGTTTGCAAATAGCATAAGTATTCGGTTGCATCTGTATAGGCAAGTTCGCCTTGTACCTGTTCTGCAAAAACTTTTGCTTGCCCAATATCGGAATAATCCTCCGGTCGCAGGCTATACATCTGCCCGTATAACTCCGGAGCAATATATCCGTCCTGTTTGGATACTCGCTTTCCGAAATTTTTTGCACTCTGCCAAATCATGTGCAGTTCTGATTCCGCCAATGGTGGGTTGCACTTTTCTGCTGCCTTTTGAAACAATTGATACGCTGCCTCTGTATTGCCATAACGCTTGATCAGTTTTCCAGCGATATGACTCATCGTGCTGTTTCTGGAGCCTTCTTGGATTAATTCCGTCTGAGCATCCCATTCTGCAAAAGCATCTTTTTCAAAAAATTCAGCAAGCGTCAGATTGCCTTGATACCATTCCACTTTTGGATTCTCCACACCAAAAAAGAAATGTGCCTCGTCCAGTGCCTTTTCATCGAAATAGGGAAACTGTTCCAGAACCTGTTTTTTCAAATTCTGTCGTTCTGTTACGGACATCCCTTTTTCTTCTTCAAAATAGACATGAAACTTAGGACGTGCGATTCTGTTTCCCTTGTTTTTCATGTGATTTCTGCTATAGGCAACTGCGAATGCTACGTCTGGAAATGTCAATGCCAGTTCCAAAGGTGTAACCCAATCTTCTGGGTTTTCAGAATGTCTATTGTCGCAGTCAAACATCAGGCAATCGCTTTCTATGAAGTTTGCATTGCTTCTTTTATCATCCGTAAATTTCGCAGAAACATGGTCAGATTGCACCGCAGACTTCAAACTTTCCTCGTCAATTACCTCTACATCATTCGGATATTTGATATTTTTTGCGTTTTCACGACAAGTAGCAGTATAAAGCGTAAATTTCATTTCTTTGCCTCCAGTTCTGCAATCAGCGTATTTGTCTGACTCATAATTCCACACACTTGCTTTTGTATATCACGCAAAGAGTCCATAGTAATTACATCTCCAGACTGTTTGCCATCTTGCCCAGTTAATAGATAATCTGTCGACACGCACAAGTAATCCGCCATTTTTAATAAAAGCCTCGGTGAGGGAGCCGTTTCACCTTTTAGGTACAGAGAGACTGTTTGCGGTCGAACTCCAACGTGTTCAGCCAGTTCTTTTTGTGTAATTCTTCTGCGGTACGTTGGATGGCACTCCATCAATTTTTGCAGCATTTGTGGAAATTGATACATCACTCTGTTTCCTCCAGTTCTTCTGTAAAATACCGAATGGTCATATGTCGCCGCTTCGCCCATTTGATTTCCTGCTGCATACCCTCCGACCGCACAGAACCAAACACCCACAGCTGGGCACACTTTGACAGCAGTACCAAATTCATGAACATCGCTGTCTGACGATCTTCGCCCAGACTGTCATCCATGAATTGCGGAAACAGCAAATGGGGAGCGATAGGGACATAGTGGGTATCTACTGCAAAGCGGCTGTATCGTCTGGCGTTTTCGATGTTGTCATTGATGCAGCCGTGGGAATAGGGAGAACAGATGTATACCAGCGGTCGATAAGCGGCAGCTTTTTTCGCCCTGCGTTCCTCTCGTTCAATACGGCTCAGTGCTTCATAAGCAGTGAGATCAATGTACCCTTCGGCATTATACCGATTCATGCAATACTCCTTTCAGCCGCTTCAGTGTGCAGGCATCGCAGTAAACAGCACTGCTGAAAATGTCAAAGTTTTCTGCTGTCCAGAAAACACTCAGATCCACTGGTACTTCTGCACCGCACTGCGGGCAGCGACAGTATACGTTTTCGTTGTTGATCTCCACGGAGATACTGGTGGTGTCATTCAGATTTTCTTTGATGTAAAACATATGGAATCCTCCTAATCTTTCTTGTAAAAGCTGCATTCATATCCGTCTGCCCGAAGCAACAGTCCCTTTGCCCAGTCTGGCGTTATCGCCATCTGCTGACAGATCTCATCCAGCTTTGTATCTTTCGGGCATTCGATGATCATTTCATCGTGAATATGACCGACAATGAAGTATTGTGATAGTGTCTGCATGGAATAGAAGAGCAGATCCCGTGCGGTTGCCTGAACAATGTTTTCGACCAGCTTGCCGGAGTAAGTTTCCAAACGTTCCCACTTTCTGCCCGTGCCAATGCCCTCATAAGTGATAGAATCACCGCCGAAGCGATTTTCACCGATGCGTGGCTTGACATATGCCAACCGTCTGCCAGACAGCAGCTTGATAAACAGAAAACCAGATTCATAAGAGAAGTGAATGCCGTGGGTCTCTGTTTCGGTTTTATCCCGCACAGCTTTGATGGCGGCATTTTCTACATCCCACCACAACTGCACAATGTGTGGAGAAGCAGTTCGCCAGTCCGTCACAATTTGTTTCAGTTCCGCATCAGACATTCCCGATCCACCCATGGCTTTCATTGCTCCGACCGAGCCACCGTAGCCACACGCCAATTCTGCGACCTTACCTTTCTGCCGAAGGTGTCCATTGATGCCATGCTTGACCACAGGCACACCGAAAATCTTAGATGCTGAGGCACAGTAGATGTCTTTGCCCTCTGCGAACGCCTGCATTCGCCACGTTTCACCGGCAAGCCATGCAATGACACGTGCCTCAATGGCAGAGAAATCGGCAACGAGGAACTTATAACCGGATTTTGGAATAAAAGCAGTACGAATCAGCTGTGAGAGTGTGTCCGGAACGTCTTCATACAGCAGTTCTACTGCTTCTAAATCACCAAACTTCACAAGCTCCCGTGCATCTTCCAAATCGGGAAGATGATTCTGCGGCAGGTTTTGCAGCTGAATGATACGACCAGCCTCTCGACCTGTTCGATTTGCACCATAGAACTGAAACATTCCTCTTGCACGACCATCCGAGCAGACGGCGTTCTGCATGGCTTGATACTTTTTGACCGAGGATTTTGATACTTGTTGTCGAAGTAGCAATACGGCTTGCAAGTCCGACGGAGCGGTTTTCAGCTGTTCCTGTACTTCTTTTTTGCCCAATGATTCTAACTCCAGTCCGTGTTCCGTCAGCCACTGTTTCATCTGCTGAACAGAATTCGGATTGTCCAAGTTGGTCAGATCTTTCAGTTGATGCAGCAGCTTATCTTTCGTGAGCGTGTCCATACGAATTGCTTGCTGCACCAACTGCAAATCCAGTTGTATTCCACGATCGTTGATGGACTGGTCAAGGACATACTCCTGCCAGACAAATTCCGGCACAGGAAACCGAGCGATTTTTTGTTCAATCGCTTGTTCTGTTTCCACATCCCGTTTGTTGTATGCCAGAAAGACGTTCCATTTCTCTGGAGCATCGGTCGGGGCATGAAACACCGGAATGCCATTTACATGGTCATACGGTACGCAGAAATAGCGAATCAGAGCTTTCCCCTCGGACATTTTCTGTTGCTGTAACTGTAGAACTGCCCCCACGCCGGCAAGGCTCAGCGGCAAGCCCAGATAGGCAGCCGCCACCATCGTACACCGCCATGCTTTCGGGCTGAGGTAGTTGCCGCAGGCATCCTCCGGCAATCCATAGGAAATGAAGCATTCCGGATAGTTTCGCCGCAGCCAGACCGACAGGCAGACCCGTTCAAAGCTGGCGTTGAAGGCGTGCTTCTGAATGCGGTCATCCGTCAGAGCGTTGAGGATTTCTTCCGGCAGCTGTTCGCCGCAGGCAAGGTCAACTACCTTCACTGGGGCATCGTCCACGGAATATGCAAAAAGCAGAATATCAAAATACGGGGAATCCGCATAGCGGTAAACCCCGGCTTTTGTAATATCCACATCACTTTTTGTTTCTAAGTCAATCATCAATTTTTGCATTGTTACACCTATTACCCACCCGAACAGATACTCCGTCAGTCGCCCACCCGACATTTTTGCTTACTTGTGATTCTTGAAATGATCAATCAGTGCAGCAACGGAAATTGCTGCCCAACAGAACATTGAAATGCACCAAAGAACCGCAATAACAACGGAAAGAATTGCCTCCATTTTTCTCACCGTCCTTATTACTAAATTGCCATTTTAGTTAATCAAGGAAATCGTCACTTTCAAGAGCATCGAAATCATCAGCAGCATTGGTACGTCCACTAAGCGGTTCACCATCCCGTACCTTCTGAATATTGCCCAAACCGCAGGCAATGCCCTTATTTCCGTTGCTGTTAAACGCATAGAATGTTACTGCAACTCTTGCATAGCAGCCACTGTAGACCTCATTCTGATCGAGAATCGGCTGTACCTGCTGGTCAACGATCTGCGGAGGAGTAGTGCTATTTGCATTGACAAAATAGCAGTCTTTGTACACTTCATCCTCCGGACGTTCTGCATCGCCATCTCTCAGCGGCAACTTCAGAGCAGCCTTACTCGGCTTCTTTCCTCCGAACTTTCCAATGCCATCTTCAATGGCAGCATCAATTGCAGTCTGAATTTTTGCAAGAGTTGCCTTATCAGACTTCGGAATCAGCAAGGAAACACTATACTTTGCGGCACTGCCTTTGATGGATTTCGGTTCCCAGATGTTTGCGTAACTCAAACGCACAGTTCCTGTAATCACTTTTGTTTTTCTTTCGTTTGCCATTTATTTTTCCTCCTGTATTGTTTCAAAATCTTTTTCTGCGGAATTCCAAGTCGGTCGCTTGTCCGAAATTGGTACAAGTGCAGGCTTACCCGGCGGTTTGTATGTGAAATCACCAAGAATTTCATCAAACTTTTTCTTTCCGCCAAGCAGCTTTGTCATTGCGGTAATTCCCAGCAGTTCCGGTTCATTGTACGGATTTTTCCCATAGGACTTGACCTTTTCAATGACTTTTGCCTCATCGGTATACTTTCGATTCGACCGACCTTCCACAACTTTGTACCCATTCCACTGCTTGCCGGAAATTGCTCGCTGCAAAGCATATTCCTTGATATCGGATGCCCATGAAACCAATTGATCGGCTTTTTCCAATACTGCCTCGATTTCAGTATCCACCAGCATTTCCGGGGGAGCAAAGTCATACTGTGCCAGCTGAAGATTGTATTCTGCACGTTTTCGGCAAGTTGCCTTCACTTTACAAAACCGACAGTGTTCACCAGCACAGAAATCTCCCTCGCCTTTGGATGCAAGTTCTGCTTTCGTTTTCAATTCTGTTTCTGCCCAATGCAACAGTTCAGAAATAGGCATAACGCATTCACTAACGCTCTGGATTCTCGGCTGAAAAATCACCATCCGGATTTCTGCAATGTCATAAAGGGCATCAAATAGCTGCAATGCACCCAGAGCATACAGCATCATCTGCGAGTTGTGATCAGCAGATACTGCTACGCCCTTACCATACTTAAAGTCAATGACAGTTAGGACATCATCTGCAACAATCACACAGTCGCCCGTGCCAAAGCCGCTGGGAACATATCGGCTGAAATCCAAACGCTGTTCCACCAAAACAATCGGTTCTTTCAGATTTGCCAGCTGTTCGGCAATGTACTGAGCATAGCTGTCCGTGCAGTCTTCCATTTCTGCATCGTAGAAGTCTAAGTTCTCCGTGGGATTAGATGCCGGGTTGCCAAGCAGTTTTTGCACTTTGTACTCTGCCAATTCGTGAGCACACGTGCCTTCACGAGCATAATCAGTGACTTTATCTGGTAAAACCGCACAAAGCTGTGCGGAGGGTGGACACGCCAGCCAACGAGCACTGGATGAAGCAGAAAGCACTGCGTGTAAACGGCTTGCATGATCGTTAAGTTCCAATCTGCTTCGCCTCCTCTAACAAGACCGCATATTCTTCGGGAGAAACACCAGACAGCTTTGATGCCCCGTGTTTCTGAAGCAGTGCCTTTACTGAATCTGTAAAACCAGAACGTGACTTTTCTGCCAGTACCGCTCGAATTTCAGAAATAGAAACAGTCGGCGTATCTTTCACAGACACCGGCTTCTGTACAGCCTCCGTATTGCCTTCTTCCGGCGGATATACCTGCTCAAATGTCTGTACTTCCCGTTCTGTCATGGTTTCCGCCATAGCTTCCAATTTGTCTGCCAATTGACGGATCACATGAATCACATCCAGTAATGTTGTAGGTTCTTTACTCATTTTCTTTGACCTTCTTTCTTAGCATTTTTGATGGGATTTAGAAACACGCCATCATGCACCACCTCCTTCCATAAATGCAGTCGAAAAAATCAGCATAAAATCGAACCCCATCAGTAGAAAAATCAAAATTTTTTCTTGATTTGGGCTTTGATTTTCGCCATGCGATGCCGAATTGCCGTTTCCGATACGCCTTCTTCTCTTGCTACCTGTGTCATAGGGTTTCCTTCCACGACCACTCTGCGATAGGTATCCTGCTGCTTCGGCGTAAGACTGGACACAACCTCATGCAAACGCTGGATTTCCAAAGATTCCACTTCAATATCGACAGGTTTTGCACAATGTTCTTTCACCTTTCGCTGTTTCAGATTACGATACACCTCACGGTCATCTAACTTGTGCAAAAAGTCGATGATCTCAGTGCTTACGCCCTGTTCTCCCGGATGCAACACAGCGACTGTTCCATCTGCAAAGCGATAGATATAAACGGATCTGGCTGCTGTTCTTGTTTTACGAAATTTCATATACATGACTCCTTTCTGATTGATAGAAGTCAGCTTGCAAAAAAACTCAAGTGAAGTCAAGTATATGAAACAAAAATAGCCGAACAGCATATAAAACAATCGTCTCATATACTATCCGGCTATTTGGTAGTCAAATCACTCCGTTGCTCGGTATATTATCTATCTCTTATCAGCCATGCACATCTCGGATCTGCAGGAAACTTTCACGATATTCCGGCAGTTTGGGCATTTCAGTTCAATAATCACTGGAATTTTAGGTAGCACAGAAATATCAAAGGCACGTTTCCCACATCTCGGACACTTCATCTTATACACCTGCTCACACCTCCAATATCAGTTCACTGTATGGCAGTGATTCTGCCCACTTGTAAAATCCAAACCACTCATCCAGCTTATGATGTTTTCTTGCTTGACAAGCGTTTCGCAATACTTCGTAGTTTAGTACTACGGTTCTACGTTGATTATAACTGGACGGGAGCAGCTGAATCATTTGCCACCAGTAAATATTCTTTTTAGTTTCCAGATATGTTTCTCGTGCCTTGTTGAGGGCTTTAATCGTGTACATAAAATCTTTGAGAAATTCTGTTCCTTCTTCAGCACCATTAAACAGATGTTCACACGAAAAGTCATCCAATGTAAATTCTTGCTCTGCAATTTTATGCATTGTAGAGCAAGAATCAGTAACCGTTCCGACTTTGTACGTATCAAACTGTTTCCACCAATAAAGAGGGGCAATTATATCACAACTTACTGTAATCATTCGCATAAACTTCCGATGATCAGTACCTGCCTTAACTAATTTTTGCATTAAAGCCATATCGTTATCCCCAATACAAAACGGATTTTTTCCCAAATCGCTCCATGCCCAGCCACAATGAGAGCAACCCAAATTGTTGCATTTGGTTGTTATGGGTTCCTTGCAATAGCAACTATCCGACTTTTCCCAACTATTCATCGGATTTCGCATTCCCCGTATGGCCGCTTCCCATCCATACACCTCTGTGTTTTCGACTTTTATCATGCCAAGCCCTCCATAAATGCCGTCATAACTGCATCCGCTGTTTCATCAAATTGAATCAAACACCGCTTAAACAATTCAGTCTTGAAAGATGCCATTGTGCGATCATCCATTGCACCTTTTTCCCGCAGTTCCAAAAGTTGCTCGTTCGTAAGCATTGACCATAGCAGTTCTAATGTTTCATCGCTCATTTCCAATTACTCCTTTTCGTATTCTAATTCAATCAGACGCTTTATCGCTGCTAAAGCTGTGTCAATCGCCGCAACATCAAGGCAAAAAGCGTTATCTTCTTCGTCTTCAAAATCAGCTGCAAATTCCTCACGGTCGCAACGTAAGTCTTCCAGTTGCCCGACTGCATTTATCAATTTTTCAATGGACAGCTGATCTTTGGCTTCCAAATCACCTTCATACCAAATCGAACTCCCATCTTCACAAACCGCAATTGCCGTTATATCTGGCTTGAGGGCAACTGCTGCGACAGTCATATGAATCTCCTCTGATTCAGCACAGTTTGTCCCGATAAATGTCATTGATGCGGCATCCGCATACTTGTCAGCAATCTCAACAATCAGCTTTTTCACGTTTTGCCTCCTAATTTAACTCCATTAGTTTTCCCATGTACCACTTTCTTCAGATTTTTGCAGAGCTTTATAAAATCAGCTCTTTAGCTCAAGCACTTCAATTCTTTTTCGACCTGATACGAACTTTTGTAAGGGTGATTTTCTCTTGTCCACCTGTCTGAATTACAATAACAAGTTTCCAGTTTATCTTCATAAGCATAGTGCTTGACATAAATCAACGTCCAGTGATTTCCACATATCCACTGGTCAACTTCATATGTCAGATAATCCCACACATTTTCGTCTTTTCGGGCATTGGCAACACTTCCCTGAAAAAGTTTTACGCACTGGTCATAAGCATTCCTTGCATAAATGAGGACTTGTCCGTAGAATGAGGTATTAGCCAACATCTCATGAAGAATCATCTTTCTTTTACCTCCTGATTTAACGCCATCAGTTTTTCCATGTACCACTCTGCCTTTTCAAATCTAATTATATCTGTTTCATCATTGCTCCACAATCTGGACAATACTTCCACCGCCGATATTCTTTCGGGAAACCACGCCTGCATTTCGAGCAGCAGACTCCGCCATTAGGAATGCTTTCAATAAAGCCATGTTCAAGTCGTTTGAGGTCGCAGGACTCCCAATACGCAGAATCTTCCACGTTCTTTAGATTTTTGCAGAGTTTTATGAAATCAGCCTTACTTTTTTCTTTCAGCATTTCATCTGATAACTCATGCGTCAATATAGGTCTTCCTATCAATTCTCTTGCATAGGCATATACATATTTTCGGTCATCACCAGTTAGCATACAAATTCCCGTATAGAGCTCAATGATAGCCGCTTCACGTTTCGTCATCGCTTGCCTCCTGATTTAACTCCATCAGTTTTTCCATGTACCACTCTGCCTTTTCTATATCTTCCGGTCCATTTTTCCGACTTGCACGAAAACGGTATTTATATACGTTGCACATACAGAAATGGCGAACAGCATCCATGCCAAACAAAGCAATCATCTCGTCAATACACTCATACTTACCTTGATAGTGAACCGGATGATTCACATTGTCTGGTGCTTTCTCTATTGGAATACTCTCTTCTGTATTTTCTAACGGGATGAAACAGTCATACTTACCCGAAAGATTTATACAACGCCTGCACGGCTCCGCTGCTGTTCCTTGTTTACAAAATTGACAATTCAAACAAATAGCACGCATTTTTCAATCATCGCCTTTCAGTTCTTTCTGACAGAAACCAGAACAGCATATTCCCTCATCTGTTATCTGTATTGTTTTCTGCCCTGTATTCTCGCAAACAATGCCACCCTGTTTCTGCGTAATAACCGCAGCAGGTGTCCGGATGACTCTTGTGTTTTTGGACTGGTTTGCATATTTGCAGTTTACACAATCGTTCATTCTGTCTGTCCCCATTCAAAAATTTCTCCAGTTGGTTTCTCATTGCCCCACCGCAATTTTCCATCTCTTGTTGCAAACCAGATATTTTCTTTCGGAATCATTCCGAAAATCCCATACAACGCTTTTTCAATCTCACTTGCATTGTTAAAGTCACGAAATACATTCAACTTTGTCGGACGATCTCCGGTTCGATCTGTCAAATGATGCTCTTCGCAAGCCTGTAAAAAGGCATCAGTGTTGGAACTGTTCGTCTGTACCCATACGTCACCGGAAATAAACTTGTCCCAATCAAAAGCAGTTTCCGGTGCAGAACCCATACAATCAAGCAGCCGTTCCAAAGCCAATTTTGCACCAAAGGCAAAATCAAAAGCATCCTCCGGACAGCACCTTGCAATGCTTGCGTTTACTTTCTTGCCGTTAACATACTGTGTAGCCATCACTGCGTTCCCATTTTGCAAAATGACAACCTTTGTTTCTTTTTCAATCTTCATTATTTTTGCTCCTTTCATTGATTGGAAGGGAATCTCTCACGCTTATCCAGCCCAATCTTCTATTCCTCCATATATGCCATACTTTTTTCGCAAATCATTGCAGTACCTTTTCAAATCGATGGCATTCATCGTCAATGCAGCGTAGTACGGCGTAAGAATTTCACGCTCAATCGACCGAATTCTACCGATAGATTCCGGACTTCCGTCATACTTTTCCAATGCTCTCCGATAAGCAGAGAACTCACTCCTCAGAATTTCCGCAGCCAAGCGAACATATCCATCGTCCACGGAACCACAGCTTTCCTTTTGGTCACTGCTGACGGGAGTTTCAATTCTCTCACGTTTTAGTTTCTCACGATACTGTTTTTGGTAGGAAAGCACCTCTTTCCGTCTCTGCTGGTATCGTTCTTTGCTACGTTCAGATCTGCAAGCTGCACAAACACGATGAATTTTTCTCCGTTCACCAGTTTGTTTGCTGCGGTCAACAAACTCCCAGAGTGGTTTTTCTGCACCGCATTGTCTACAGATTCTATTCATGTTGTAACCGCCTTTCTGCCATTACAGCAGTTCCTTATCCAAATCAATACCATACTTTTCTTGCAAGTATGTAAGACAGTCCAGCGTAGAATACTGATGGTTCAAAATCCCGACCCCGTCCATTAGCTTAAAATGGTCTTTTACGCCATCCAAAACAGACCGCAGTCGCTTTTCTCCAAATCCGAACTCTTTATTGAGTTCCACCATACAAACGGACATAAACTGGGGAAGAACATCTTGAATTACCGATTCATAAATCTGATCTTTCTTTTTCTGATATTCTTCCTCAACCCTTTGACGGATTTCGCTTTCTCCGATTGTGATAAGCCTTGCTTTCATTGTCCTTACGCTCCTGTTCCATTCTGCCAAGTTCCCGGTTCAGCTTATAGTCAATCATACTGTTCAGTGCATCACCATAGCCATCTCGGACAAGGTAAATCCGGATTTGCTCCAAGGTAATCAGCAAATCGCCGGTTTCCTCCACGAGATGATTCATTTGCAACGAATTTCCGGGATACCGTTTAATTTTCTGAGCTGCTTGAATGAACTCTGCTGCCTCCTCAACAGTCTGCTCCAGCTGCCTTTCAAAAGTTCTGGCATCCGTTATTTTTGCAATCACGTGCATCTGTTCCGTTGTCATTTTTATTCATTCCTTTTCTGAGTTCTTGATACTGTTTGGCATAAGCCTTTCTCCGAATCCGCATACAAGCACCGCAAAACCTGCGGTCAGCTTTCACATGAATCAGAGGCTTGCCACACATTTCGCACCGTTTATCCGCCATTATATACGCTCCGGATTCAGTTTCTGCACGATTCCACCAGTGAATCGATTGACAAGCGTAATGTAATCTGAAGTCGAATTCCATCTCGCTACAAACCACTCGTTCGGATCAAGATGCAATTTCTGATACATAATGATCTTTTGCCTGCGTGTTGGTTTCTTTGATTTCATATCTCTCAACTCCCTGTTCTATCAAAGGTTCAGTAAAGTCCGCCAAGGCTCTCTAAGAATTCTCGGTTTTCCGATAGCCATTCACTGGCTCGTTCTGGATTTCGATACCCGTGGTGTTGCTGACCTTGATTCTTTGCTTTCTGAATATCCTGCTGACACCACCGAAACAGTGTTGCATAATGGCTGCGGTAGTGCTTTCCAGTCGATGCCATGTAGCTGGATAAGCTGCTGATTGTCTGCGGCAATTGTGTTCCATACAGTTCTGACAGTCGAGCATATTCGTTCTCTGTCAGCTGAACATTCTGAAAATCACCGAATGTTTGCTTTTCCGAGCGTGCGTCCCCCTCACATAATTCAAACCCTATTGATTCTCTTGTAGTATTATACGGTCTGGTTTTTTGACTAGGGGCATTCCTCTTTTTTGTCTGAGGGCATTCCGTTTTTTTGACCGGCTGGGTAAATTTTTTAGGCCTTTCAGCCTTTGTTTCAACATTCTTTCCATAGCCTCTTTCCACTTTTTGTGGAGAAACACGCTGTTCGATTGCGGTTAAATTTACCCGATAATGATTTCGCAAACCACCGTCATCATCCCTTGTCTGACGTTTCAAAATATACCCCAGTTTTTCAAGCTTGTTCAGGGCATTCAAAACCGTCTGCTTGGTGCATCCAGTCGTTTCAGCAAGGTAGGCAAGACTGCCGGAGCATTCATTTTCACCGTTTTCGGAAAAGCCATAGATCACTGCGTACAGCTGTAAAGTTGTCCCTTTCAGCTTTAGCCGGTTAATCATCCAGCCGTAAACGGTATAGTAATTTCCGTCTTTCATCTTTCCTCATCCACCTTTCTGATTTGGAGTAATTCTACTTGTTCCCCATTCAGCAACTCATGAAACCGCTTACGAGCATCCTTTTCATTTTCGGCGAGTACCGTATAGATTCGCTCTACTCCCATGTCCGAAAGATAGCAGCAAAATTCATACTTTTCTGTAGCCCGCACAATAACCCTTTTGTTGTTCTCCATAGTGATTCACTCCTAACATTTATTTTACTTTTCATCCTGAAAAGTAAGTTGGATGTCGCTGATACGCTCAACGACTCAGAAGCGTGTTGCAATCGCCATCTGCAACAGGAAGCACGATTTATCTAGTCGTGGAAACATGCAAGCCACTATTGCAAGGTTTTAAAGTCAGCCGACACCGTTGCTTTACATCCACGGTCTACAGATTTCTGACAGGCTTGGGTCGGGATACGCTCCCGACGAGCGTTGTTAGTATAAAGGCAAAGTTAGGAGGTAATTGCCTACGATGCTGCCACACCGTCCCCGTGTTGCCGATAGGTCAGCAGGTGTTGTATTTTCTCCCTTACGGGCAGTGGGTCGGGATACGCTCCCGATGGGCGTTGTTAGGTAATCACCTATGGCATTCGGGGAGGGTTAAACCCCGTGGGATGCAGTTCCATTTTCTTTTGGGAGGATACTGCTCAAAGCCTCCATTCGATTCTTGTAAACGATAATTGGACTGCCATCGGCATCTGCTTTCGCATATTCCACCTTTGTTGTAAGTACGCACTGTGACTGGCAAACGCTCTTTTGGCAAGTCACATTTTTACTGGGGTCGCACAAGTATAACGCACTTTCTTTCTGATGCTCTTTCATGGTTTCAATCTCCCTAACTACAATCTTTTAACGATTACTGCCTAAAATTTAACGATTGCTCTTAAATTTTAACGATTGCTTTTTAGCAATCGTGGCTGGAAAATAAAAAATGCCTGTCCACGCAACGAACTGAATCGTTACGTGAACAGGCATTTGTCAAAAACCAGCGTATTTTCGGCACTTTTTCTGTTTGGATATAAAAAAAGCACTTAACCTTTTGTATCAAAGGTTAAGTGCAGTTATGGTGGAGGCAGTGCAACAAAATGCGAACTTACAATTCTTACACCGTCATTGCTTGCTATCTCCAATATTTTCAAAAAATAGTATAGCACATTTTCTTTCGATTGTCAACAAAAAACCGGCAGTACAACCCAGGAAATCTCCTGCTGTACTGCCGGTTTTCTCATTTCAGTTTCTTGTCAATGCTCGCAACATGCTGCAAGATCTGTTCCAACGTGCCGCTTTCCGTGGAAATGCCGCTGCTGTCGGCATCACCTGCCGCAGCTGCACCTAACTTGCCGTAGAAATAATCCAGATCCACGCTGCCGGAAACACCGTCCACGCTGCCCTTGTTGCTGTACTGCCACAGCTGGTAAGTTCCGCTGTAGGTGCATTGGCTGCCCCACTGAGCCGCCCAGACCGGCAGGTCGTCCACTGTCAGAATGTGCTGCAATACGCTGGTACTGCTGTACACGCCTGCTCCGGGAATCCTGTCGCAGAACGTCCGGCAGATCTGCGTGTACAAGCTGCCGTTTGCGGTATCCAGCGGCTTGCCGTGTTTCTGCTTGTAGCCGTCCGCATCTTCCATGTCGATCCACACGCCGACAGTCGGCTTTCTGCCGGAGATCATCCGCAGCATATGTGCCGCCTCGCTCTCTGCCTCCTGTGTGGTCAGTGCGTAGGAATACAGATACACGCCGTAGGGCAGCCCCACACGTTCGCACTCCGTCATGTTCCGCACTGCCTGTGCATCATCCTGCTCCGCAATGTCACTGCCGATGCCCACACGGATCACCGCAAAATCCACCTGCCCCGATGCTTTGACCTTGTCCCAGTCGATCACGCCTTGATGCTTGGAAACGTCAATGCCATTTGCCGTTGCTTTCCGGCTGTCCTTGTTGTCTTTGGCAATGCCGAAATAGCTGTAGAAATCGCTTGTCACCGTGTTTGTGCCTTTGGTTTCGTCGCCGTAGTACCGGCTGCCGGTGCGGACATCCAGATGCACTGCCTGGTACTTTGCACTGATATTGGCAATGCCGCCGAAGCCCAGATCCTGTGCCTTGCAGCACACCGTCTTTGCGGAAATAATACCGCCGGAATTGTCGTAGCACACTACGTCTGCCGCTGTCCCTTTGGTGTGCTGCCCTGCTCCGTTGCCGCCGACTGCCTTGTCGTGTGCCGTGCAGCGGTAGCCGCTATTGACGATGATCTTGCCGCAGTCCAACGCCGCATACAGCTGCTCCAGCTTGTCCACCAGCTCTGCAGCGATCTGGCAGCTGTGGTTTCCGCCGCATTTGCAGCGGAACTCTCTGGCGTTGAAATGTTCGGAGATCTGCGTGGTATCGCTGTTGGAATAGGTTTTCAATGTCATGAAATCATCTCCTTTTTTCTCTGTACAAGATGTACAAATCCGATGCCTGTTTTTTGTCGTATTTTTTAGATATTTTTTCCGGAATTTTCTTGACAACCACCAAAATATGTGGTATAATAGTATCATAGAGAGGAGGTGAGAACATCATTGGCAAAACAAAAAAAGAAGCCCACCAAACGCAAAAAACCAAAGTCAAAGATTGATGTCAGCAATCTTCTGATCGGAGCGTTGGTAGACTTCATCGTAGGAGTTCTGCTAATCCTGATTGATAAAATCATCGACTAACAGAACGGGCGGCATAGGGTGCGAAAAACACCCTCCCTGCTGCTTTTCTATTATACCATAGAAATCTGCCAATGTCAACAAAATGGGAACACTCACCAAACTGGGATGCCTGCTGATATGCTTTGGCATCGCAAAACTCGTGATCTATTTTTACCGGAAGGGAAAAAAATGAACCTAAGAAAAATCCGAAAAGAGAAGGGATATTCTGTGCCGAAACTGTCCGCCCTGGCAGATGTTCCCGTCCGCACCATCGAAAACATTGAAAAGCGAAATCAATGTACTGTTGCAAACGCCATCAAGCTGGCAGATGCACTGGGCGTGACACTGGACGCTCTGTGCCGGGATAACACAGACAGCAACGAATAACCCCACACCACGCCGTTCGGCAGCCTGTACGCTGTCGGGCGGTGTTTTTTTATTTATCTTTCTTTTGCAGCAGTTCCACAGCGTTTTTCAGCACTGCTGGCAGTGGAACGCCCATCAAGCCGGCGTTTTCCAAAATGGAGATCACCTCGTTGCACAAAAATGCAACGCAAACACCAGCACGCACATAGTCCACGCCGAGAACTGCATCCAGTTGTGCTGCCACCAGAACCAACAGCAGCACAACACACTTTTTGGCAAGTCCTCTCCAGCCGATCTTGCTGGACAGCTTGCCCTTCGGCGATTTTCCGGCAGCCGCAACGATCAATCCCGTCACATAGTCTACCGCCATAAAAATCAACAGCGTTGCCAACGCCGTATCCCAGCCGCCAAACAGTCCGGCGATCACACCGCCAACCGTTCCAACGATTGTACAAAGCCATTCCTTCATGCCTTTTCCCTCTCTGCCTCATAATCTCCGGACAGCAGCACCAGCATTTCCGGTGTCAGATCGCCGGATGCGAAGATCTGGTACTGTCCATTGTCCAGCTGTGCCGCCTTGATCTCAGCGGTTCCCCAGCTGCTCCGCTTGATTGCCTTGCCCTGTTTCAGCTGCTCCACTGCTTCTACAATATTCATGATATGCTCCCCCTTAAATCGCTGTGATGGAACGGATCAGCGGATGGCTGTTGTTGCTCCGCCCGACCCATGCCAGATAATATGTGCCTGTTGTGACACCTTCGCAGGGTGTCAGCGTGGTGATGTAGTCCGTGCTGTACAGCCATTGCAGGGACAGGTCAATGTAGCTGCCCTCGGTCTGTGCCTTGCTGAGAATGTCCTCTGCTGTGCCGCTGTCCGACTGTACCAGCCGCATGATGCCGGTCTCCGTACTGCCTGCCAGAAACCGCATGGCGATCTGGGTCGCTGCGGACGCTGTCAGCGGCACAGTCGAACAGGTGTAACAGGAATAATCCCACCCGAAAATGGACGTGGAATAGTTCAGTGCATACTCGTTCTTGGAACTACAGAAATCCGGATACTGTGCCACGAAATCTTCCAGACTGTAGAGCGTACCGTTATAGAGCAGGCTTACCTTTTTCCGGTGGTCTGCGTCAAACAGCACCGTCTTTTCGGTCGAACCAGAGGGCAGCAGAGAAACCTTGTGTACCAGCAAATTCAGCTTTTCGTCTGCTGTTGCGACAATGCCGCGGGCAACCAAATGCCCTGCCAGCAGGTCACGCTGGTGGTTGATCTCTGCGATGTACTGTGCGATTGTCGCCATTTACTCGGTCACCTCCACAATGTCCGCCAGAGCTGCGGCGATGTCACCCAGAGAATCCTCTAATGCCGTGATTCTCGCCGGGAACTTGCTGCTCAGATTCTCATAGTCCGCCGGACTGATGCTGTTCAGCGTTTCTATGTTGTTGTGATAGTGCCTGGTGGAAACCAGCTGTGTCCACTCTGTTCCGCTGATCTTGTTCAGCGTTTCCAGATTGTCATGGGTGTGTGCGGATTCCTCCAGATGCGTGATGGACAGCGTATGCTCCTGCAAGGTATACGTCAGGCTGTCGGACAGCTCCTGCACCTTTCCGTCCACATAGACCGTCTTTGCGTATGGGGTGAGGTCTACGGCTGCACCCTCTGTCAGCGTTGCGATCGTTGTGCCGTTGGCATCTGTAATGGTGATGGTCACCACGCTGCCGGACTTCTCCACCTTTGCGACAGGAGAAAATCCGTCTGCACCGTCTTTGCCGGATGCTCCGGTATCGCCCTTTGCTCCGTCCGCACCGTGCAGGGATTCCAGCCATGCCGTTTCTGAGCCGCTGTAGCCGTGCTGTACGGCGATTTCATAGGCAGACGCACCGTTTACTCCGTCACGTCCTGCCGCACCGTCTGTGCCGTCCCTGCCGTCTTTTCCGGCAGCTCCGGTGTCACCTTTTTCGCCGGGCTCGCCCTTGTTCCCTTTGAGAGATGCCAGCCACGCCTGCTCCGTGCCGGGATACCCGTTGTCCACGGCGATCTCATAGGCGGATTTTCCGTCCACGCCGTCCTTGCCGTCATGGAGGGATGCGATCTTCTTGTCGATGGCGTCCAGCAGCTGTGCATACAAGTCCGGCGTGGGCGGGATCGGTGTTTCGCCGTCGCCCCGGAAACCGGAACGCCTGATGCCGATGCAGAGGGGGACGGTCGTCGCACGGACTGAGCCGTCCACCGCATAGCCGAACACACTGACGCTGACACAGCCGGTCTGCAGCTCCGCCGGGAGCAGGCAGTGGCAGACGTTGTCCGTGCCGAGATGCACGTTATAGGTCTTTTCGCCCTGTGCGAACTGTGCCGTTTTGTCCATCTGTTCCCAGTCCGGAGAGAACAGAAAGCACATATCCACGAAACAGATCTGCTGATCGGCGATCGTCTGACGGTTTATCAGTTCCATTTTCTGCCCATAGATGCAAAATTTCAGCATCAGCTTTTCACCTCATTCCATGTCTTGTTGTCACGGTCATAGACCATTGTTCCGTCTATGCAGACAATATTGTCCAGATAGCCGGGGTTGGTGCTGCCGCTGTTGCCGTCCCAGTTCGCATACTTTTCAACTGCCTTCCACTCTTCCAGACTGCCCTCATAGGTGATCGTTTTCAGCTGTGTGCAGTAATTGATGATGTTTGCACCGATCTTCTTCACGTTCTTGCTGAGTGTCATCTGACTCAGCTTTCCGCAGCTCACAAAGCAGAACGCCGGAATCTCTGCACACTCCACCCGAACACTCTGCAAGTTATCCGCACTCCGGAACAGGTAGGTTCCCAGTGTTGTCAATGTTTTCGGCAGTGTAACAGATGTCATGCCCTGGTCAGAGAACGCCTCGTCTCCGATGGTGGTGACAGAGGACGGGAACTCCAGTGCCGCCAGTTCGCCGTCTGCATACGCAAAGAAAGCACGCTTTCCGATTCGGGTAAGCGTATTCGGGAAACTTACCGCAGCGATATTCCGGCAGTGATCGAAAAGGCTGTTGCCGATCTCGGTGATGCCCTCGCTGACAACCAGCTTTTTGATCTCCCCGTTTTCATAAAACGGAGAGCCGCTGATCTCATAGTCATACGTTGCACCAGAGCCACGCAGCAGCAGCTTGCCGCTGTCATAAAGTACATAGTAAACATTCTCGCCGCACTGTCCGGTCGCCAGGATCTCGCCTGCCGTCAGATCGTCCACCTTCGTCTGCATCTCGGTGATCTGACTGTTCATTTCATCCAGCCGCTTTTGCAGTTCGTCCAGTGTGGCGTTTGTCTTTGCCATTTCGGCAAGCATCTCCGTCACTCTGCATTTGCCCAGAATACACTTGCAGTAGCCGCAGAGGGTTTCGTCGTTCCTACAGTCCGTCACGTCGCCGCTGAGGATAGACGCTGCACCGGGACGCAGACGCACGGTGCAGATCGTCAGATATGTCCTGCTCTCCGTGTTGGAAAATTTCGGCGGTCTGGGACTGCCGGAGCAGGTGCCGGCAAGTACTTCAAAGCCGCAGTCCCGCACCGATTCGCTAGTATCACAGTAGACACCGACAGCAACACACCGTCCCAGAGATTCGTCTACATATGCAGAGAGATCCAGCTTTTCGCTGGTCGTTGTCTGTGCGTAATGCCCATTGATCCACGCCTTGCCGCTGCCGATGGTCAGCAACAGACCGTCGCCCTCAGACACAGACGGGGCAAAGCATTCGCCCACAGTATCCTGCACGCCGTTGCAGATCATACTGGACAGATAGCTTGTGAAATGCTCTGCATTATAGAGCCTGTCCTCTCCTTTGCTGTTGAAAAAACCACATTCCATTTTGATGCACCTCATTCCTGTACGACAGGTGTCAGCCCATAGCCTTCACTGTCAAAGCTTTCGATCATGCCCACCAGCCGCACCCGTGGGATCTGTATGCCGTATCCGGTGTGCTGCATGGTGACAAAATCGCCGACCTGATAATCTTTTCCATAGACAAACTGATGGCTCTCCGTCACAATGGTTGCCTCACTGGACAGCACGGGAGCAACCAGATTCTCTGTGCCGCGTTCCCGCAGCATTTCTTTATACTCCGATTCGGAAACCACAGTTTCGCTGCCGTCGTCGTTCCGGATCGTCTGCGACAAGTCGCTTGCATTGACATAGATCTCATAGCGTGACAGCCCCGTCGGCGTTTCCTCTCCGGAATAGCAGGCAGCGGACTGCCGCCGGATTCCTTCTCCTTCGCCGTAGATATAGGCATAGTTCCGGTATTCGGAATAGTCCGAATTATAGATGTACGTCAGCAGATTGTCATAGGCATCGGAAAATACCACCGGCATATTTTCCCGCTGCATGATGCTGCGGTCTGTCCCCTGTGACAGTTCCAGAAACATGGCGTACTTGCCGGTATCGACTTCACGCAGCCGGATGTTGGCAGTGCCGCCAATGTTCCGGCACACGGTATAGATCCAGTCCATGAGGTTCTCATAGCTGACCTGCAAGACGTTCTTGATCTCCCAGCATTCCCCGGACACTGTGCCGATTTTCAGGGACGGGATTCCACGCTCAGCCGCCGTCCACGGGGTGATGCAGTTTTTCTGGACGGCGGTCTGCACGATCTCGCCGTATGTGCGGTATGCCGTAAACGACAGCGTAGGCGTGATGATGCGGCGGCTGAGCAGGCACATGAGAAACCGTCCGGAGATCGTCAGATAGTCGCCGTTCTCCGCATCTGTCCGCAGATACACGCCCTCAATGATGCCGTAGTGCCGCTTGTCGTCACTTCTGCCCACAATGTTCCCACGCCGGAACAGGGCGATGGTGTCCGCATTGGCGGAAACGTACACCTCAAACTTTCCCGGTGAAAAATACTCCACGTCCCAGATCAGACTGGAAAACGTGTCGCATATGCCGGTGAGCGTTACGCCCAGACCGTTTTCCGCACTGGCGGTCTGAAAAATTTCCAGATACACTGTCACACCCCCAGATAGGCATCTGTATGCCGAAATGTCACGATCAGATATTTCAGCCCTTTCATTGCCGTGAGATAAAAATGGGATTTCCCTGTGGGAAGCTCCAGCCAGTCAGAACCAGACACCCATCGGTTCATGATCGGCGTGGAAACGCCGTTTCTTGTCAGCGTCACCGTGCGGTGTCCGTGTCTGGTGGTAATGGTGATCTTGTCGCCCTCCAGAATATCCCCGGTGATCCGGAGATAGGCTCCGGTGTCGGCGTTATAGATCGTCGGCGTTCCTACGATGCCGCCTTTGGCTTCCAGCGTGATCTCCATGCCGATGGTGTCACCGTTGTTCTGTATGGTGATGCTGTTGTCGGTCCGATACACGCCCAGCGGCACACCGGGCTTTTCTGCAATAGCAAACGGAAACTTAAAACCGCTGACGATACTGCCGTGCTGCACAATGGTGTCCTGCGTACTGTAGAAGTATACGTCCGGACAGAGGATGCTGATCTGACCGGATACCGGCATATCAAACCGGGACGGCTCACAGGTTTCCACAACCCCCTCTGTATAGACATCGATGTTGGATGTCCGGTAATACACCTTGATGTATTCCGACGGCTTTGCTACACGATATAGCCTGTGCCGCCGTTTCTCCACGCCGACACCACGCATTTCAAAGGAAATGACGATATTCCGCTTTTCCAGAAACGCCCGGTTCAGCTGGCTGCCGTTCATGGTGGCATAGGTCGCCGTGCTGATCGTCGCACCGGGCGGGTCCAGTCCGGTGACTTTTGACATCATATAATGGTTTGCCGTTGTGCTCATGTCCAGCTGCTCTCCGGCGGCGTTTTCCAGAATCAAATGGTATTTCATGATGGTTCACCTCACCGGTTCAGTGCGTTGTTGGTCTGCCGATAGATCTCCAGACGGGACAGAGCCTTGGGGCTGTTGTTGGTCTGGTTCACCGTTCGGCTGTTGTCAGTCTTATAGTAGTTGTTGACGACAGCGGCATTTTTCCGGACGGCTGCCGTCATGGGATTCTGCTGCATTCGGTATGCTGCACCGGATGTCATGCCGTTCAGGCTCTCTACCGCAGTATTCCGCAGCTTGTCTGCCATGCTGCGGACAGACTTCACAGCGGACAGAGTGGAATCCTCAATGCCGATCGCAATGCCGGCAGGCAGGAACTTGCCGACCTCGTCACGCATCACCTTGGACGGCGACGCAATGCCGAAAAAGTCTTTCAGTCCGCCCAGTACACTGTCGCCGAATCCGGAGATCTTGTCCCCGATCCAGCCCACCATGTCACTGATACCGTTCCACAAGCCTTCCACCAGATCTCGTCCTACGTCCAGCATCATACCCGGCAGTTCCTTGATGTGATCCCAGATCGCACTGACAATGTCCGCTGCGGCAGAACCGATAGAGCCGAGGGAATTGCGGATGCCGTTGACAATGGAATCCCGCGCTTCCAGCATCTTGCCGGGCAGCTTGCCCAGCAGTTCGCCCAGTGCTTCCATGATCTTTCCGAACAGCTCCCTGGACTTTTTCAACAGTTTCGGCACAGCGTCTACCACGGCATTCAGAATCGCACTGATGATCTGCGGCAGTGCATTGCCCAGAGCCACCAGAATTTCCGGAATCGCATCCACCAGAGCCATCAGCAGCTGAATGGCTGCGTCCAGAATGGTATCGATGTTGTTCGTGAAAAAGTCCACCAGCGTGGTGATGATGACCGGAATTGCAGCCACCAGTGCGTCAATGATCGTCGGCAGTGCGTCCACGATCGCCATAAGCAGTGTGATCGCCGCCTGCAGCAGTACCGGAACCGACGCTTGCAGGCAGTTCGTGATCGCTGTGAGGATCTGCGGCAGAGCTGCTGTCAGTGCGGTGATGAGCGTGGGCAAAGCATTCACAATTGCCATGAGCAGGGTCGTGGCAGCCTGTAACAGCTGCGGCACTGCACCGAGCAATGCTGTCACAATTGCTGTGATCAGCTGCGGCAGCATTGGCACAAGCGTGTTGACGATCATCGGTACAGCATCTACAATTGCCATGAGCAGTGTGATCGCCGCCTGCAGCAGCTGCGGCACAAAAGCAGTCAGCTGCGTGACGATGCTTCCGGCAATGGTGACGGCTGCTTCTGCGAACTGCGGTAAAAACGCTGTTATCGCCTGAATCAATTGCAGAATCATATCAGAAACAGTAGCCATCAGCGTAGGTGTACTCTGTGCAAGCCCCTGCATAATGCCTCCGAAAATCTGTGTTCCCATTTCCAGAAGCTGCGGAAGCAGGTCTGATGCCATAGAAGAAACGGTATCCACCAGCCCCGTAACGGCAGATGCAATGCCTTCCTCTGCCCCGTCCGCACCGGTGACCACATCCATGAAGGCGTCAGACAGTTCCTGCAATGCAGGAGATACGCCGAGGATCAGATTCGCCTTGAACCTGGTCATGGTGGTTTGCAGCGGCTCCATGGCAGCTCCTACGCCTGCCACAGCGTCCTGATAGTGGAGTGTTGCTTGCCGTGCATCAATAATGGACGCATTGTTCTCCCGATAGGTCTCTGCACTGTCGGCGTACAGTCCGTTCAGCGTGCTGATAATCAGCTGCTGCCGTTCCTGCTCATCGCCGCAGGCAGCCAGTGCCTCGTTGAATGCGTCCTCTGCACTCATTCCCTGGGATACGCCGCTCTGAAATGCGGACAGTGCCGCCGCATTGCCGCTGAGGGCATTTGTCCATGTGTCATTGCTGGCAGATGCCCAGTTGATCGCATCCGCCATTGTGCCGGTGATCTGTCCGACCTTCGCCGTTTCATTGACGCTCTCCGCCAGACCGTCCAGCGGAATGGAATCGCCGTACACCGCCCAGATACCGGTGGCACTGTCCAGAAGGCTGTACATGTCCTGCATGGATACGCCCAGCTTTGCAAAGTTGGAAATGGTGGTCGTGGTGGCGGTTTCGTCGCCCAGAACGCCGTACAGATCGGTGTACGCATCCGCGATAGAACCAGCATCCATGCCTGCCGCAGATGCGGCAGTGTCCAGCTTGGACATATTCTCCCGGTACTCCTGCGTAGATTCGCTGAGTTCGGCAAATGTGGAAATGGCATCGCCGATGGCACTCACCAGTGCAGTCAGACCGTTTCCGATAAAGGTCGCCACAGCCCCGTCCAGAACGGAAAAGCCGTCGCCGGAATCCCTGGCAGATTCGCCGAGGTCTTTTGTGCCGTCACCGGCATCCTCCGCTGCATCTCCCAGATCGTCCGCTGCATCGCTGAGTTCGCCGATCTCCTCGCTTGCCTCGCCGGAATCCTGTGCCGCCTGCTCCGCAGCATCGCCCAGATCTTCTGTGGCATCTGCCGCAGTATCCAGCTGGGAATCGTATCGTTTCAGTTCGATCTCTGTTGCTGCGATCTCACGCTGCAATGCGGCGAACTGCTCCTGTGAGATTTTTCCCTCTCCCAGCTGCTTTTCCGCCTGCACAGCTGCGTCCTTCAGCGTTTCCAGTTTCTCCTCTGTCTTGCTGATCGCCTGCGTCAGCAGTTCCTGCTTCTGGGCAAGCATTTCCGTGTTGGTAGGGTCCAGCTTCAGCAGCTTTTCCACATCCTTCAGCTGTGCCTGTGTGGAAGTAATGGACTTGTTCACGTCATGCAGGGATTCCGAAAGCTGCGTGGTGTCGCCGCCGATCTCAATGGTCAATCCCTTGATACGCCTATCATTTGCCACAGTACTTCACCCCCTCAGAATGTGTCAAAATCCCGCTGTGTCGCACGGATCGGATAGTCATAATCATCGTTGGAACGCTCTGAAAACATATCGATCACCATGCCGTATGTCAGGACGTTCAAGTCCTCCATCGACAGTCCCAGCTCCACACACCGGAGCAGGAACAGTGCCGTCGTCATCGGGCGTTCTGTCGGACGTTCTTTTTTTTAAGGTCTACGTTTGTCTTTTGGCTGGCTGCCCACAGCTTTGCGATCTGCGGGAATGCACGCCAGACAGACATCATGCCGAACTGATCCAGCCATTCCTCCACCGTGTCCGGCACGCTGCTGTCCGCCGCCTTTGCCATCACATAGGCGATGTTCTCAAACGTGCTCATCTTGCCCAGATCTTTCAGATCGATCTGTGCTTTCTGCTGCTCACCGGTTCCCGCCGGCTTGTGGAACTGCTCTGTCAGATCTCCGATGTCAGAAAAAATGTCAGAGCCGGTCAGTGCCATGTACAGTCTTGGAACGGCGGCAGAGGCACGGAATTTCACCGGCTTGCCGTCGATCATGATCTTCTTTTCCAGCATTGCTTATTCCCCCGTTGCTTCTGTCACGTTCGGTACATACACCGCCTTGTACCAGTTTGCGTATACCTCAGAATCCGTTTCCTCACAGGTGCGGCACTTGACCAGACCATTGTCCAGTGCTGCGGCAGTGAAGGAGCAGGTTTCCGTTTTCGGTGTCTTGGTATCCGTGTTGGTTTCGCCCTCTACTGCGGTACGGGACGCTGTGCAGCAATACAGCACATGGCGGATGTGATTTACGTCGCCGTCGAACTCAAACAGCAGTGCAAACTGTTTCAGCTCTGCATCGTTCTTTTCCACCAGCACACCCTTCTGATCCAGAATCTCGCCCAGCACGTCCTTGCGAAATTCCAGCGACAACAGTGCCAGCTCCAAATCCCCCTCATAGCCGGAATTGTTGTTGATGACGTAGTACACACGGTTGTCCGCATAGAAGTTCTCCGGCTCGCCGGATGGGTTCACCGACAGCGACACGCCGCCGGGGATCCGCACCGGTGTGTCATATGTGGCATTGCCGTCATCATCAATATGGCACATCGCAAAATGCACCTTGTTCAAACCGAATTTTACCTTGTTTTTCTTTCCTGCTGCCATTTTATACGCCAGCCTCCTTCATTCTAAGTCAGACTTCCATTTCATACAGGACTTCATAGAGCCGTTCGCTCTCGATCCATGTTTCCGATTTTACATAGCTGATCTCGTGTGCGGTCAGGACATCTTCCACCCGCTGCTCTGCGTCCGGATCTTTCGTGTCCGTGTACAGTTCCACGTCCAGCTGCTTCCAGCTGTAATAGTTGATGTTGTCGGCGTGGAACGTATGCTCTCCCGGCGACAGGTACACCACAAACGGCGGCGGCGGACTTTCGCCCTCTGCGAAATGATGGTATGCACAGGGCAGTCCGATCTCCTGCATCATCGCCGTGATCTCTTCATAGGTCATACGCTCAGCCTCCCAACGCTTCTGTAATCAGGGTTTCCAGCATCTCTGCACCGTGTTCCTCTGCCGGAGCAACGTGCGGTCTGGCAGCCACACGCCCGCCATTCCGCTTTGCGTGTCCCTTTTCTAGCAGGTGTACGATCTGATACTTCCGGTTGTGTACGGACATATGCCGCATATGTGCCTTTTCTTCCACTACAGACGCACGCCAGCCCTTCCGGTATTTGCCGGTCTTGCCGTCAGGTGATGTGGTCACCAGTTCTTTTCGGACTGCCTTTGCCGTCTGTGTGACAGCGTCTTTCATGGCGTCCTCCGCCAGCTCCACATACTCCTCCAGCCCGTCCATCACCGCCGCTGCCAGATCGTCAATACCCACATTGCTCATCACATTCCACCAGCCTTTCCTGCTGCGACACCGCCGTGATCTGCACCAGATCGCCGCTGGTGTAGTACGGCATCACACCGGTAATGTTGTAGACCTCGCCGCCGAATAGGATCCGGTGGCGGTTGCTGCACAGTGCCGCTGTCGTGGCACTTTTCAGCACGATCGCTTTCATCGTCTGCCGCATGGACGTAACACCCGCCTCTGTTCCCTCCGTGGATGCAGTAATTGTCACGTTTGCCCACAGCTCCAAAAAATCCGTCCATGCACTGGTGTGGTTGCCGATGCGGTCTGTCACCGTTTCATTCTGCTGCACGGTGATACGCTGGTTTCTCTCTGCAATCGATACTGCCATCAGATCACTCCCTCCCGCTGTGCAAACAGCATTGCCCGCAGCGTCAGCAGCAGGGCGTTGTGGTCGGCGTTCTCCCGGTGGGTATACAGATAGGCGACGGCGTACAGCGTGGCAGTGTGACAGGTCTCCTCCTGCTCATACTGCTCTGCCGACACCCTGCCCACGTCCTGCACCGTCTGCTTTGCAGTCAGCAGCAGGGACTGGATCAGCTCGTCGTCCTCGGAATGCTCCACACGGAGATAGTTCTTTGCCTCTTCCAGCGTCACCATACAGCACCTCCGTCACTTCACTGCCAGCAGCTTTACCGCCTCGGGCAGGATCAGCTTGCCGTCCACACGCTTGGATGCCAGGAAGCCCACCTGTCCGGTCATGGAGAACAGCTCGTCCAGACGCTTGAAGGTGATGCCCTGCCGGTCGCCGATCCAGTAGTAGCTGAAATCGCCGAAGGCAATGCCGGTCTTGCCGGACGCCAGAGCCGGGATGTAGCTGGAAGTCACATACGGGCGGTTCATGATCATGTCCGGCACGCCGGCAACCACAGACGGCTGCCAGATGTACTGCCCTGTGGTGTCCTTCACCTTGCGGAGTGCCTTGACAGTGGCGTCGTTCATCGCCCATGTGCCTTTCTTGCGGTACGGGCTTTTCAGGCTGTAGTACAGCTCCAGCATATCGTCAAAGGTCACGGATGCAGATGCAGCAGTCACACCAGTTTCTGCACCGTCGGTGGCGTTAAAGATACCGGTCGGCTTACTCTTGCCGTCACCAACCCAGAATGCCTCTTCTTCCTTGGTGCCCAGTCTGCGGCCGAACTCCTTGGAGATGTACGCTTCCAGATCAAAGGCAGCATCATTGAGCAGCTCTGTGGAAACCTTCAGTGCCGTACCCACCTTGTACGCACCCAGGGACTTCTGTCCGAAGGTATCGTCCGACAGCGGGAAGGTGCCTTCCTCGTCGATCCACGATGCCTCGCCCTTGTCGCTGACAATGGGAATCTTCCGGTCGCCGGATGCTGTGGTGATCACGGTCGCCAGTGTACGGAACACGTTCTCCTCCTCCAGTGCCTCGATCAGCTGACGCTCGAACTCGCTGGGGACAAGATAGCCGCCTTCGGTGTCCGTTCCCACCTGCAATGCGTTCTGCACCGCAGCGGTATAGTGCTTGTTTCGGACCGCATCCCAGAACGCCTGCTTGTACGATGCAGACGCAGTGCCTGTGCCGGCAGCCTTGCCGCTGCGGGGTTCGCCCAGAATGGGATCAGCGGCGGCATTCATGGCTGCCTCCAGCTCGTTGGCACGTTCCAGACGGGCAATGTCGTTGCCCAGATCGGTCAGTTCCTTCTCCATGGTCTCATATGCGGCAGCGTCTGCCTCGCTCATTCTGCCGTTGTGGGTCTTGGAATCCAGAAATGTTCTGGCGGTGTCCCACTTTGCAGCACGCTCCTGCCGGAGTGCTGTCAGACGCTGCATTCTCTCTGTCATAGTCATTCGCCTTTCCTCCTTACGGTTTCAGTAGGTTCAACCGTGCACGCAGCTGTGCAGCGTCCACGGTTCTGTCGCTTTTGCTCTGCCCCAGCTTTGCCAGAAACGACTGCATCGTCTGTTTCCGGGAATACGCCTGTGCAGGGGGTTCTTTCTTGTCGGGTTCGTCCGGCTCTTCCTCCGGCTCTTCTTCGGGTTCGTCCGGATTTTCTTCGGGCTCTTCTTCGGGTTCGTCTTCCTCCGGCTTTTTGTCTGGATCGTCCTCGGCGAACAGGATGCCGTCCACGAATCCCAGCCGCATTGCCTCGTTGGCGTTCAGCCACGTTTCCGCATCCATCATCTTTGCCAGACGATTCCGGGACAGTCCGGTCTTTGCCGCATAGGCGTTCAGAATGGATTCCTTGACTTCCTCCAGCACGGCGATCGCCTGCTCCATGTCCTTTTTCTCGCCGGCTGCCATGGTGGACGGATTGTGGATCATCAGCATTCCCACCGGACTGATGAGCGTAGTGTCCCCTGCCATTGCCACCACCGATGCAGCAGATGCGGCAATGCCGTGGATCTTCACCGTGACCTTGCCGGGGTGATTCCGCAGCATGGTGTAGATCTGTGCCGCTGCGAACACGTCCCCGCCCGGCGAGTTGATCCAGACGGTCACATCTCCGGTGTGCTGTTTCAGCTCTGCCTGAAATGCGGCAGGCGTGACTTCATCGCCCCACCAGGTCTCGCTGGCAATGGCACCGTCCAGATACAGCTCGCTCTCGCCGTCTGCATCGTTCCGCAGCCAGTTCCAAAACTTCTTCATTTGCTTTCACCTCCATTTGCAAACGCTCCGGCATCTTGCAGCTTGGTAAAGCTGCCGTTCACCAGATACAGGTCGCCGCCTTCCTCTGCCGGAATGCGGTTTTCGTCCTCACGCTCCCGAATGTCGTTGGCAGACATCCAGCCGTTCTGCCGTGCGGTCGCATAGCCCTGCATCCGGCTGTTATAGTCGCCCCGGAGCATTCCGTCTACGTTAAACTTTGCGAAATACCGCCGTTCCTGGGGCAGGAGCAGGGAACGCTGAATTTCCTGCTCCCACCGGGTCAGCCACGGCATCAGCGTGAACTGCACAAACTCCAGGGACTGCTGCTCGATGTTGGAAAACGTGGCGTGATCCAGATCGCCGATCATGTGCAGCGGCACCCGGTACAGCCGGGCGATCTCCTCGATCTGGAACTTCCTTGTCTCCAGAAACTGCGAATCCTGGGGTGTCATGGAAATGGGCTGGTAGTCCATGCCCTCTTCCAGCACGGCGGTCTTGTGGGAGTTCCCTGCTCCGCCGTAAGCCTTTTCCCATGCGTCACGCACCTTCTGTGGATCTTTCAGCACGCCCGGATGTTTCAGCACGCCGCTGGGTGCTGCCCCGTTGGCAAAGAAGCTGGAGCCGTACTGGTCGCAGTCCAGAGCCAGACCGATGGCGTTCCGTGCCAGAGCGATGGGCGAATAGCCCACCAGTCCGTCAAACCCCATGCCGGGGATATGCAGCACGTCAAAATCATACAGCCGGATCTCGCCCTGTTCTCTGAAATTGGGGTTCGCATCATCATAGCGGCGGTAAAGATAGACCAGCTCGCCGCTGTCCTCCCGTTCCACACGGACACGGTTCGCCGCCAGCGGATACAGCCCCAGCACCTCGCCCCGACCGTTGCGGATGATCTGGGCGTAGGCGTTGCCGTAAATGAGCAGGTGCGTCATCAGCACCTCCCGGAACGTGTACGAGGTCATTTCCGGATTGGGCTGGTCATGCAGCACCTTGTACAGCGGATGCTGCACTGCCGGCTCTTTGCCGTGTTCCGTCCGCTCGTACAGATGCAGGGGCAGCTGTGCCACGGATTCCGCCAGCACCTTGATACAAGCGTACACCGCCGACTGCTGCATCGCCGTAAAGGGATTGACCTCTGCACCGCTTTTCGACCGCCCGAACCAATAGGCATAGGACGGGCTGTGGTAGTAGTTCTTCGGCTTATCTCTGGACTTGAACAGTCCTGTAAAAATTCCCATGTGTCATCACCTCAAAAAACCAGCAATTCTCGTTCATCGTACACGCTGCTCTCTGTATCATCTCTGTGCCGGATACAGCGATCCAGTGCCATGACCAGTGCCACGATGCCGTCGATCTTCTCCGTGGACTTTTCCTTGTCCGGTTTGATGTTCCCGGCTGGATCACGCCGGACGACAGCGTTTCCTGCCATCCACCGCAGCACCGGATTGCCGCCGTGCTGAATGCGTTTCTCCAGCAGCAGCCGTATCAGCTCCTTGGACGGCGGGCTCATGTCACGAAAGCCCTGTCCGAACTGTACCATGGTAAAGCCCATGTCCTCTAAGTCCTGTGCCATCTGCACCGCACCCCAGCGGTCAAAGGCGATCTCCTTGATGTGAAACCGCCGTCCCAGATCGTCAATGAACTGCTCAATAAAGCCGTAGTGTACCACGTTGCCCTCGGTGGTGCAGATATAGCCCTGCTTTTCCCAGACATCGTACATGACGTGGTCACGCCGGACACGCAGGTCGAGGGTGTCCTCCGGCAGCCAGAAGTATGGCAGCACGATGTAGGGTGCGTCCTCGTTCTCCGGCGGAAACACCAGCACAAATGCCGTGATGTCGGTTGTGCTGGACAAGTCCAGTCCGGCATAGCACGTTCTGCCCTCCAGTGCCGCCATGTCAATGGGCGTGCTGCCCCAGTCAAAGACGTGTTCCGGGATCCAGCCCACTGTAGAAGATGTCCACATATTCAGCCGCAGCTGCTTGAAGTTGTTCTCGTCCGCCGGATTGTCCAGTGCCTGCCGGTACAGATTCCGGACACGATCGATCTGAATGGTGTGTCCCAGCGAAGGGTTCGCCTTGTACCAGTTCTTTTCGTCGTTCCAGTCTGCGTCGTCCGGCAAGCCATACACCACCGGATAATAGGTGGGGTCTGCCTTTCTGCCGTGGAGAATGTCCAGTGCCAGCTGATGCTGTTCCCAGCACACACTGTTCCGGTCGTTCCCGGCGGTAGTGATAGCGAAGAACAGCGGCTGCTCTCTGGCGTCGCCGGAGCCCTTGGTCATAACGTCCCAGAGCTTCCGGTTCGGCTGTGCGTGCAGCTCGTCAAACACCAGACCGGACACATTCAGCCCGTGCTTGGTGCCGACCTCGGCGGACAGCACCTGATAGAATCCGGCATTGCTGTAGTTCACCACACGCTTGACAGAATCTATGACCTTCGACCGCTTTTCCAGTGCCGGCGACTGTGCGATCATCTGCTTTGCCACGTCGTAGACGATAGATGCCTGCTGCCGGTCTGCGGCACAGCCGTACACCTCGGCGGACGGTTCGTTGTCCCCGTACAGCAGGTACAGGGCGACCGCTGCCGCCAGTTCTGACTTGCCGTTTTTCTTGGGGATCTCCACATACGCCGTGAGAAACTGCCGCTTTCCGTTTTCTTTGACGATGCCGAACACGTCCCGGATGATCTGCTCCTGCCACGGCAGCAGCCAGAACCGCTTGCCTGCCCATTTTCCCTTGGTGTGCCGGAGGTTTTCGATAAACGCCACAGCCCGGTCTGCCTTTTTGGCGTCATAATGGGACGTGGGGAGCATGAATCCGGACGGCTCGTAGTGCTCCAGACGGGGAAATTCCGCCGGACGCAGGTCGTTTTTTCCCATCATCCGTCACCGCCCAGCAGCATTTCCATGTCGTCCGCCTCGGATTCCGGTGCATTTGCCGCCACAATCCGGCTGCGGCTGGACGGTGTCAGACCAAATTCCGTGCAGAATTTCAGCATGGTTTTCAGACTTGCCTGTGCAATGGACACCCACGGGGTCTGCTGCTGATAGCCGTTGGGTGTCTCGAAGGTGCTGCCCTCTGCGGCAATGTGTGCCTTGGCATCCACCCAGTCGGCATAGGACTGGCAATAGCCGGCGAAAGCGGCACGATCCACCTGTGTGAGCAGTCCGGCTTGCTCCAGAAACGGCACAAGCCTTTTCCACTCCCGCTTTGCCTCTTTGCTCAGCCACGCCGGACACTTCGGGACAGATGCGTCCGGTTTCGGCTCGTTGGGGTTCAGCTGTCGCTTGCCCGGATTGCCCTCCAGCACCTTCAAGCTCGTGGGTTTCGGTTTTCTTCCTGCCATTTCGTGTCACCTCCTGCCGTTTTCCGCCGGATACCCCCCTCTTTTCATTTTGCGAACTCTCACACGGAGTTGGGCGCCGGTCTTTTCATAGCCTTCCCTGGAGAGATTTTGATACCCCCTCCCCCTAATACTCGTAGGTCGGGCGGCTGTCCTCCTCGCCGGTTTTCCTGTCGTGGCAAGCCTTGCACAATGTCTGCCAGTTGCTCTCGTCCCAGAACAGCTGCTCCCTGCCTCTGTGGGGGACGATGTGGTCTACCACCTGTGCCGGTCTGCCGCACCGGACACACAGGGGATGCTGCCGCAGATACTGTCTGCTGATCCGCTGCCACCGGCTGGTGTAGCCACGCTTGACGGCAGATGGTCGGTCAGGATGCAGCTGCTTGTGTTTGTCACAGTACTTGCTGCCGCCTACCGGAATCAGCACCGGACAGCCAGGGTGGCGGCACTGGGTACGCTGTTTATATGGCATCGGATCACGCTCCTTTCCGGCATGCAAAAACCGCCGAAGGTCACCCTTGCAGCGGTTCTTGTCAGTATTTCATGTTATTATTATAACACAGGTGGTATGTATCAAACAAGACCATTTTTTATTTGTCAAGCAAAAGCTCCAGTGCTTTTCGGTGCATTCTGACAGATGTCATATGCGATACATACAACTGCTCATTGACCTGTTCCCATTTCAAGCCATCCACGTACCGCAGCCGCAGCAGCTCTCCCAGTTTCGGCGGCAGCTGACGCACGGCACGCTCTATCTCTGCGGCTTTCTCCGCCCACGCGGCAGTAGTTTCCTCGTACTCCGCAGACAGCTGTTCCAACGCCTCTACATATCGTTGCTGCCGTGACAACGGCTCGCCTCTGCTTCGTGGAGCGTCGCCACCGTATCGGATGCCGCTGATGCCTGCCGCATCTTCTCGTAGCTCTGCGATGCGTTTCTTAACCGATATTCGTGCAAGCGATGCACTCCGGCACTGCTGTAGTGTTTCTTTGGTCATTCTCTCTCCTCCAGTTCCGGCAGCCCGACCCGCCGCCGTTCCTCATTGCACACCTGCCGCAGGTCAACGCTGTGCATCGTCAGTGCTGCATAGTACGGCGTAAACAGTTCCCGTTCCACCGCCTTCAGCTGTGCCAGATCGTTGTCGCTTCGTGATCTGGCGTACCGCTGCAACGCACTGCGATATTTGTTCATCTGCAACCGCAGGACGTGTTCTGCGATCCGCAGACAGCCCTCATTGCTCCGGCACAGAACGTCGCCGCCGTCGTCTTTGCGATACTCCGGGCAAGCCGTCACGCAGTACGTTTCGTACACGTCGTCTGCCGAACCGTTACCCTTTGCCGTGTGCTTTCTCTCCGCCGTCCAGCCCTCCACCGGCTGGAATGCTCTCGACCAGCTACACCCCGCATCTTTGATGGGGTCAGCGTTTTTGCACTTCCAGCAGAGCGTGGCTTTCTTGATTTGCTTGTTTTCCATGTGAATCCACTCCTTTTTTGGTTTAACGCTCGGTTAACGCCCGCGTGCGTTAAAAAACTTTAGTATGTGTTTCCAATGCTTGGTCACCTCAATCATTCTGCGTAAACTTAATAGGCTGGATCATCTCCGGCAGGAAGTTGATCTCGTAATGATACGGATCAACGTGTGCTCCACTGATGTCCTCTACTGTGTAGATCGTCCAGTTGTTCAGGTAGACATAATCCACCTTGTACTGATTCTCGGCAACTTCAAGCGTGATAACAAGCTCGTTGTCGCTGTTGTTGGACAGGGAAAAGTATCCGATCAGTTCCAAGATCGGCTTGTCCGTTCTGGCATTGATGACAGACAAACGCCGCTCTACGTTGAAATAGTCTGCCTCTTTCTGCACGTTGTACGTTGCTCTTTCCGCCTCTGTGCATCCTGTCATAGATGCAGCCATCATGCACACAGCAGTTACAGCTGCAATAATTCTTTTCTTCATGTATAGTCCTCCTTGTTTTGTCTTTTCACTCGGTTTATGCTCGGTCAACGCTCGCGTGCGTTAGGCTTACGCTCGGCGGGCGTTAGCGTTTCTTCCGGTTCTCCCGATACTGTTTCTGATACGCTTTCCGCCGGCGTATGGCACAGGCGTTGCAGAATCTCCGGTCACCTTTCACGCCGATCAGTGGCTTGCCGCAGGTTTCGCAGGGTTTGGTGGTCATGGCTGTGCCTCCTTCGCTTTGCGTATTCTCGCTTTCAGGCTGTCGATCAGGGCGTCCTGCGTCGCGTTCTTGTCCTGCAGGGCAGCAAGGACGTCGTCGTCCCGTGTGCCGGTCACTGTAAGGTGATGTACAAAAACCGTAGCTGTCTGCCCCTGCCGGTGCAGCCGCTTGTTT